CGGCAATCGGTCAGAAGATCGGTGCTTATATTGCAAACCAAAGACAAAAAGATTTATTTTCTTGTCTTTCAGGTGTATTTGGTTCAATCAATGCAAACGATAGCAATTCAGCTTTCTTTGGATTGACTGTTGATTCTGAATCAGGTGACAGCCCAACAGCTTTATCACCTCGTCATATTGCAAAAGCAAGAGCATTACTTGGCGATCAAGGCGACAAGCTTACAGCTTTAGCAATGCACTCAAAAGTGTATTACGACTTAGTTGAAAGAAATGCGATTGATCGTATTTATGACAACAATGGTGATGCTGATACAGGAGCAACATCAGGTACAACAGCAAACGCTTTTGGTAGCCCAACTGTTCCTACATTTATGGGATTAAGAGTTATCGTTTCCGATGATGTTCCTACAACTGGTTCAGGTGCTTCTACGGAATACAGCACATTCGCTTTTACAGCGGGTGCTGTTGCTTCAGGAGAGCAAGCTGGAATCACTACTGAAACAGATAGAGACATTCTTGCAAAATCTGATGCGATGTCTATTGACTTGCATTACACATATCATCCTGTGGGTTCTAAGTGGGCTGTTACTACAACAAACCCAACAAGAGCGCAGCTTGAAACCGTAGCCAACTGGTCGAAGGTTTACGAAACTAAGAACTTAGGGATTGTAAGGATCACTAACGTTTCTAACCAAGATTAGAGGTAATTTATTATGCCATCAACATTTGAAGTTACTGCTGGTAAACTTGCCGGCCCTACAACAGGTGGGACAGTAACGCAAGCAACAAGTAAAGCAACAGGTGTAACTCTTAATACTGAGAGCGGACAGATTACAATGAACAATGCCCAGCTTGACGCTGGAGTTGAAGTAACATTTACAGTAACAAACGATAAAATCGCTGCTACTGATTGTGTCGTAGTCAACCATGGTTCTGCTGGTACAGCCGGCTCATATCTTGTAGGAGTTAGCACTATTGCTGCTGGCTCTTTCAAGGTCACTGTTACCAATGCTTCTGCTGGTAATTTAAGTGAAGCAATTGTAATTAACTTTGTAGCATTAAAAGGTGCTTCTAGTTAATGGGGTTATTTGCTTTTAAGCGAATTAGGAAACAAGAAGCTGCCGTAAAGGTGGCTTCTATTCCTACTAAAACAAAAAAACGTAAATCAAAATTAAAGGTCGACAATGGCGATAACAATCACGGCAACAGCGGGAAGCGCATCAGCAAATAGTTACATCACACTTACAGACGCAAATGCAATTATAGATGGACTTGTTGTTGATGATGATGTAGCCGCATGGATTGCTGACTCGACAAGTGACGATTATAGAAATAGAGCTTTATTTACTGCGGCAGTTAGAATTGACCGCGAAAGATTTTTAGGGGCAAGGGCAACAGATACACAGGCTTTGCAATGGCCGCGAACAGGAGTCAGAAAACCAGACACTTATGTAAATACATATGCTGTTGGATTTCCTTTTCGTATAACAACAGATTATTTTACAGATACAGAAATACCAGATCAAGTAAAAAAAGCGCAAGTAATATTGGCTGTTTATTTGAATAATAATAAGGATGGATTAGGATTAAGTGGACTTGAAGATTTTTCAAATTTACAGGTTGGATCAATAAATGTAACGCCAAACTTTTATGGATCAACTGGCGCTGATAGGGTTCCGCCATTATTTGAACGCTATTTTACCGGCCTTAGAATATCTGGGCCTGCTAACATTTCAATAAAAAGGAGTTAAAACATGGGCTACGGCTACGAATATCCAGCAGCAATCATCATTACAGATACCAATGCACACACAGGCAGATTTGGTAAGATTCATGCTTTAAATGGAAGTGTAGTTATAGGAACACTGGTGGCTGAAAATATCACAGAAAATGGTTCATCAACTATCAGCAGCATAACAGTGAAACAAGGTTCAGAAATTGAGGGTATCATCACAAGTATTACTCTTTCTGGTGGTCAAGCTATCGCATATTACTTATGAAATACGGCAATCAATATCCAGCAGCAATAATTATTACCGATGAAAATACTCACACGGGTAGATTCGGTAAAATACACGCTTTGGAGCAAGCGACTGCTGGATTAATTACTGCTAAAAACATAACAGAAAATGGGGCTTCAACTATAGACGCTATAGTAATTAAACCTGATAGTGAAATTGAAGGAATTATTACGAGTATCACTCTTACTAATGGTTCCGCTGTAGCTTATTACCTATGAGTATTGCTAACGCATTAAAAAAAGTTTTAACAAATAAAAAGCTATCGGCTGATATAACTTTCAGGTCTGTCTCTGCAGGGTCTTATAACACGACTACAGGTGTTATTACAGAAACAAATACCGATACGTCAATCAGGGGTATTCTTGAAGAAATTAACGCTCGTGAAGTAAACGAATTAATTGAAGCAACAGATAAAAAAATTAATATCGCCGCTGCAAGTCTTTCTTCTACCCCAACAACTAAAGATAAAGTTATTGTCGGTTCTGTAACTTATTCAATAATTAGAATAGAAACAAATCAACTTGCAAATGATAAATTAATTTTTGTTTGTTATTTAAGAACATGAGAAAAATACGAATTGATCAAATTGGTGATTATTCAGAAGAGCAAATTAACGCTTTATTGTCTGTAACCGTTTTAACAGGAGATCGTATTGTAAAAGAAGGCTCGCCTGTTGATACTGGAAGACTTGCCGTTTCTTGGCAGATAGGAGAAAATGCAGAAAGCGGCGCACCCGCCCCAGAAGGCAAATATGGCGCATCTGGTAAAGGAACTGTAATTAGACCACCAAAGCCGTTAAATTATCAACTTGGAAAAGAAAATTTTAAAAAAAAATATAATATACATAATAACGTGCCTTATGCAGAACCTGTTATGTTTGGAACAAGTTTACCGCCGTCTTGGGGTGGTACATATAGAAGTAAACAAGGCTTGAAAGCAAAACATCTTGATTTATTGGCAAAAGAACTTGCAAACGAAATTCAAGATTTATACAAACAAATTAGGGGTAAATAATGGCCGCAGTAGATTTAAACACAGTAAGAGCAACAATCGAAGCTAGAGTCGCGACAGAGCTTGCCAGCAGCCCCGCAATACCTGTTGTTTTTCATAATATGTCTTATGACAGCAGTGCGGTCACAACCTTTGTTCAATGCCTTACAACATTCGGCGAAAGTAATTATTTAACATTAGGAAATGCAAGCGGTCAAAATCGTTTAAATGGAATTGTTGTTTTTAATATCTTCACGCCGCAGGGAATAGGTTCAGGCGATAATTACACAATCGGGAAAAGATTGCGTGATTTATATAATCGAATTACAGTATCAAGTGTGATCTTTGACAGCCCAATTGGTCCTGAAGTCATAGACAATTCAAATCCTGAAGGTCAATTTCAAACGCAGTTGCGCATGACCTTTGAAATTTTTGAGGAACTTTAATGGAAATTACAGAAAAAATGCTTGATGCAATCGAAGCTGTAAAGGGTCGCCGTAACCCTGCTTATTGGGATGGACGTTGCAGGCGATATATGGAAACTCAAGAAAAATTTAAAAAAGATGTAAAAAAACAGAAAAAAGGTTAATATAAAATAAATACTTCTTTTTGTTATGGCTATCAAGGGCGATGTCGGGAAAATTATGTTTGAAAACGCTGGCGGAACCGAAGCTGACGTTGGGCAGACAAGAAATTGGTCTTTGTCTATAACAAAAGACACGATGGAAACAACAAAACAGGGTGACACTTTTAAAACAAATATTGGTGGCTTGATTCAAGGTGAAGGTTCCGCAGAATTACTTTATAACCCAAATGAAACAGGCGCAGGCTATACAACTTTTATTGATGATGTGTTAACCACAGGCGATAATGCTGATGCACTATTTGAATTATTTCCTGATAGAGATACATCTGCAAAAAAAATTAGTTTTGCGGGGATTATTACAAACGCAGAATATGGCGCAACACTTGGCGAACTTCAAGTAATAAATATCAGTTATATAACAAGTGGTACCATAACCAGCGCTATCTGATACATTAAGTTTATTAGTCTACTAATCAAACTAAATGCCAAACAAAAGAACAATTGACCTGCTGACTGAATCGTATGGCGATCAGATGTCAGCTAGACGCAAATATGAATTTAAAAATGCAAAAGGCGAAAAAGTAGTTGATTTATATTTTAAACCTTTAACAAGATATGATAGGCAAAAAGCTCAAAGTGTGGCTGGCACTGATGAGGCTCTTACTGTATCAACACAACTTCTTTGTCAAATGGCAGAGCTAGAAGATGGCACAAAAGCTTTTGCTTTAGCAGATGCACCAAACCTACAAAGAGAACTTCCTGAAAACGTATTAAATGAAATCGAATTATTTTTGTTTGATATAAAATTAGATGTTGATACAGCAAAAAACGATTAAGGCGAGATAACTGGCTGAATTTTGAGTTTTTTCTCGCAACAGAATTAGGAAAAACAATCCAAGAATTAAGAAAATCAATTACTCAAGAAGAGTTAATATATTGGGCTGGATATTATGAAGTTAAGTATGAAAAAGAAAAAAGGGAAATAAATCGTCAAAAGGCAAATAGAAGGTAAGATATAATAAAGGCTTTTTTTATTTGTGGCACAGGCTAATGTAAAACTTACAGTTGACGCTAGTCAGGCAACTAGAGCATTACAGGGTGTACAAAATAGAACTACTCAACTTAATGGCGGCTTAAATAGATTAAAGACAGCTATTGCTGGTGTTGGTTTAACAGTTTTAGCAAGGCAGGCAGTAAATACATCAGCTAATTTTGCAAAGTTAAATGTAAGACTAGGATTATTAACAAAAGCATCTGGCACTTTTGCAAGATCGCAAGAATTAGCCGCACAAGCACAAAAAACTTTCGGTTTAAGTGCAACTGAGGCTCTTGAAGGAATTACAGACATAACCGCAAGATTACAGCCTTTAGGAGTATCGGTTGAAGACATAAAAACTACTTTTTTTGGTTTTAATACTGCAGCAAAATTAGCGGGTGCATCTGCAATAGAATCATCAAACGCATTTAGACAGTTAGCACAGGCTTTAGGCTCAGGAAGGTTACAAGGTGATGAATTCAGAAGTATTTCTGAGCAAATCCCAACTATTTTAAAACCTGTTGCAGATGAGCTTGGCACTACTGTAGGTGAACTTAAAAAATTTAGTAGTGAAGGTAAAATAACAAGTTCTGTTGTCATCAGAGCACTAAAAAAGATTGAAAGCGAAGGAGGTAAGTCCTTAGAGGCATTGTTAAAAAATGATCCAACCCAAGTATTTAAAAATTTAAGTAATGAGGCTGAAAATTTATCAAGAGCATTTGGTGATGCTTTAGCCCCTGCTGTTTTACCTGTAATAAGAGGAATTACAGAAATAACAAAAGTAATTACAGATTTTATAAATTCAGGGGCTGGCAAAGTTTCGCTTGTATTTACTGGTATTGCTGTTGCAATAAAAGGCATTACAGTTGTAACCCCTTTGATAATCGGACAATTAACAACTTTAACTGCATCTTTTCAAGTAGCCGCAATAAATTCCGCATTAGCTTCAACTGGTTTAAAAGGTGTTGCTGCTTCTTCATTTTTGGCTGCAGGTGGTCTTACAAAAGCGACTATCGCTCTTTCTGCTTTGAAATTGGCACTTATTAAAACGGGAATCGGTGCTGCAATTGTCCTTATAGGAACACTAGCCGCAAAGTTTATTGATAATAAAAATGCTACGGAAGCAAGTGCAAAAGCAGCAAAAGATTTTGATAATAATTTAAAAGGTATAGTTGAAACGGCAGAAAAAACAGAAACCGCCTTAAATAATCTTGCTATAACTAACAAAGAATTCCAACTTTCTCAACTTGGAACTAGTCGAAATGATAAGGCTACAGCGTTAAGACTTGAAAGAGAAATTGCGTTACTAAAAGATAAGAAAATAATTTTAGATGCAGAGGCAAAAAGAAACAAAGAACTAGCTAAAAATAAACAATTTAATGATGCGACAATAGCCTCACTGAAACAAATTACAACTTTAGAAAATAAACTTTCAGGAAAAAAAGAAGAACAAATAACTTTAGAAGACAAGATAAATGAAATTAAAAAAGAATATAGTACTGAAGATGCAAAGCAACTTATAAATTTAATAACAACTATAGATGGACTTAAGAAAAAAAATGAAGAACTAGATAAAAGTAAAAAAGCGGCAGAGGAATTAAAACAAAAATTTGCTGATATTGGTGAAGAGATTGAAGGCAGTATAAAAAATAATTTAAGGGATGCTATTACTGGAGCACAATCATTTGGGGAAGCAATGACAAATGTTTTAAATAGAATAAGAGATAAAATTATAGATGCTCAGATAGATAAGTTAATAGGAGGATTTGGAGAAGCTTTTGGAGCGAGTGCAAGTGGTGGCGAAAGAAAAGGTTTAGGAGGATTCATAGGAGGTGTATTAGGAGGACTATTTAGGGAAAATGGTGGCCCTGTAAAAGCTGGGCAACCTTATATTGTTGGAGAAAGAGGTCCAGAGTTATTTACTCCTAGAAGTTCTGGTATGATTACGGCAAATGAAAAACTTGGTGGCAGTACAGTTAACAACATGATCACAGTAAATGTTGATGCTTCTGGTAGTACAGTTGAAGCTGATGAAGGGCAAGCAAATGCTTTTGGTGCGGCTTTAGGTGCTGCAATACAGGCAGAACTGATCGCTCAAAAACGTGCTGGGGGGCTTTTATCTAACACATAATCATGACAGCATTTCCAACAACAGTTAAACCTATATATGGCATGACTAAAACAAGTCAGCCAAATATAAAAACAATCCGCTATGCAGATGGTTTTGAACAACGTCAATTAATAGGTATAGCAGCGCATCAAAACCCAAAAGTTTATAATTTAACTTTTGCCAACATCACCGAAGCACAAAGCGATGAGATTACCTATTTTTTAAATGAACGTGCTTTAGATCAGGCATCTTTTACATTTATACCAGAAGGCGAAACATTTACAAAGACAGGGACATATTCCCAAAGTGGGACAACGATTACAGTTTCTATTACTGCACATCAATTGTTCGCAAATGATTCTATAAGTGTTGATTTTACCTCTGGTACTGCTTCTGATGGTACATTTAATGTTGTTTCTTTAACTAATGCAGATACTTTTGTCTTAACTGCTGCAAATGCTGATGCTGATGGGCAGTCAGGTACTGTATCAGTAACAAAAACAGGAACAGCAAATTTTGTTTGTCAAAGATGGCAAAAAACAATTACTTATAATGGTAGAGCTACAATAAATGCAACTTTTAGAGAGGTGTTTGAAGTTTAATGGCAATACCGACAGAAGAATTACAAAAAGCAAACCCAAGTGCAAAAATAGAATTATTTGAAATTCATTTGGTATCTGCATTACATGGAAGTTCTGATGTTAGCAGGTTTCATAATGGTATCAATATGAATACAACTGCAAATGTTGTTTTTCAAAGTAATACATATACAAGAATACCAATAGAGGCTAATGGTTTTGAATATTCAATTCAAAGAACAGCTTTACCAAGACCGACAGTAAGAATCAGTAACTTACAATCAACTGTGACGGCATTAATGATACAGGCAAATTTAACAACACCAAAAAACGATTTAAATGGAGCTAAATTTAAAAAAATAACTACTTTATTAAAATTTATTGATAATGCAAATTTTGCGTCAGGATTAAATCCTTTTGGCACACCTGCAAATACTACATATGAAAATCATACTTTTTTTATAGATAGAAAAACTATTGAAAGTAAAGATTTTGTAGAATTTGAACTTGCAATGTCTTTGGACTTGCAAAACCGAAATGCACCTAAGAGAATAATTACAAGAAATGAATTTCCTTCAGTTGGTACTTTCGTATGATTACTTGGCAACAACAGGCATTACAACACGCAAAGGTTTCTCTACCAAATGAATCCTGTGGTTTAGTAGTTGATGTTGCTGGAAAGGAACAATATTACCCATGTAAAAATATTGCCATAGAGGGTGCAAATTCTTTCACGATAGACCCTGAAGATTGGGCAGCGGCAGAAGAAGCTGGAACCGTATTACATATATGCCATTCACACCCAAACGAAGACCTGACAGCCTCTGAAGAGGATATTAAAAATTGTGATTTTCTTGGTTTATCTTGGTTTATTTTTGATCCAGAAAATGATAAATGTGTAGAACTTAAACCCAAAAAACATAAACCTATGCTTACAAAAGATAAATTTATTGATAGAAAAAGAACTGAATATGAAAACGGTTTAAGAAAAAT